TAGGTTTCCTCTGGGTAATATGGTTCAGGATTAACACTAAAAGACATACCGCTAGGGCTTTTACCTGACCAGATTATACACGCCTCCTCTCTAACTTTATTTTTTTTAGTTATTACTAGAGTAGATTGTGTTCTGTCTTTGTTAACAAAGTATACCAATGTGTTAGGGTCATCTCCTTCTTTAAGATATCCCATCATTATAGGAGCCTCTTGGAAATCTATTGCTAACACATTCATTAAGAAATCAAATGAATCAGCACAGAACAGCTGCATCTTTACCATGACAGGTCTGATACCTTCTGGCGGGCTTTGTGCCATAGCAGGAGATATAACGAAAGCTAATGCTAACAATATTTTTTTCATAATTCGTTCTCGCAATATCCTGCAGTCCAGTATCCTGGTTGTACATAAGGAAGAATTCCGTAAGGAAAATCTCTTGGCTGTTTCTCATAGAACTTTCTAGAGTTCGTCATTTGATAGGCTACGCGCCTAGGCTTGTATGTTTTCCTGCCTATCCTTCTAGTTCTTGCCATTAGTATGCTGCCTCAGCTTCAGGCTCCAGTTTTCTATATGATCTAGAAATTGGAGGTGTAGCATCCATATCGTAAATTCTAGATAAAGCATCTAAGAAATCTGGATGTATAGTTGGAAAAAGATTATACTCATTATCTCTTACCCACTTAGTAAGATCATACAAGCTTCCATTTTCATCTTTGCACATAATTTTTTTAGAAAGAAGAAAGTCTTGCTTTCTATCAATTATGTCCATCTGCAAAGATGTAAGCATTTTTTTATCTGTTGGATAAGGCCAGTAAAACGATCCGTCTTTAAGGTCTGGCTCTAATCTTTGTATTCTATCTTTTTTAGATTGTGATCCGCCGCCGCCAACCCAGTTTAATTCGTATACAGGAAAGTTGCTTCCCTCTATTCTCATCATTTCGTTAAAGTGTTCTATGTCACTTTGTGCGCCGTATCTTTCATACCCAACTTTTACTTCTCTAACCCCGGGCGCTCTTTTCCATTTAGCTCTTAGCTTCTTTAAAAAGTCCCACCTTTCGGAGAGGGTCATTCTATGACAAACTCCATCCAAAAGAAACTTATTATAGTTGGCATCTACACCAACTACACACATAGCAGTTCTGTTTGACTCTTTCTTTTTTGAGCTAGCAGGGTCAACCATAATATACACGTTCATTGTGTAAGGCCTAACTTCCCACTCTCTCCACCATTCGGACTTAAACGATACGTCACTTCCGGCAATGGGGTTAAGTAGTTGTTGACAAGCTACAGTATAAGTAGATGTGGTCTTTTTTATTTCTTCCCATCTCTCCTCTGTGAGGAAGATTGGTATTCCATCCATTTGACCATTGTGAGTAGCTGTATGTATTCTTGGTTTTACCGCTGCTCTTTGAAGGATGGTTCCGTATGTGTCCCCGTAAGAGTATCTTGTCCCAGCATACTGATACCTTGGATCGTGTGTAGAGCCAAGGTTTAATGACAGCTCCCACTGAGTAGTTGTCTTTGCTATCTGTTCTGGAGTTGATACACTCTCTTGCACAACAACATCATCATAGATAATCAAACCAAAGTGTCTACCTGTTGGCTGTCCATCTACAAGGCCGTGCGCCTCTACTGTTTGTTCTTTAGGGTTTGATTTTCTTTTAACACAAAGCCCCTCGTTCTCTGCCCATTTAGGAGCGTACTGTTTTGGCTTTTCGTAAAGTATATCAGGATACAAACCTTTAAGCTTTTCGTTAGACTCAAGCTCTTGCATTATCTGTCTAAGGAATGGCTTAGCCTGTTTTGCAGAATAAGATAATATTCCTATTGTTATATCTGGATTACATAGTATTTCCTGAATACAACCAAGATAAGTTATTATAGAACTTTTATAGTGAAAACGTGCCCAAAGATCGAGTCTTCTATCTTTGTCACTTTCGACTTCACGGCATCTTTCATATATCCATGGATGCAACATGTCATGGCGATTGCATAGAAAAACGCCAAGATAATACCTGTCAAGCTGCCCAAGAGTGCGAATAAAGGAATCATCAATATTAGGATCATTGTGACAGTTAGCGTATGCAGAGACAACTTGATCGTAATCAGCAGACCTCGCCCAATGAGCGAAAGCATATGCAGCTTCTGAATTTTTGGAATCAATGTACGCATCCTTAACTATCTCTGGTAAACTCACTTTCTTAGCGAGTCATCATACTGTCAGGATTCATTTGATTATAAAGATTCCTAACCCATTCTAATTCTGATGGTCTATCAAGATAGTATTTAATTTGTCTTTCGTTAAGGCCTTTCATCCAAGGCTCATCATATGCAGAAGCTGGCAGATTATTAAGAAACTCTTCAATAAAAGAATCATTCCTTGCTCCTATTGAAGTTCCGCCAGCACCTAAAGGTCCTTGCGTAGAAACCTCAAACGCATGTCTAGCAGCTTGCTCAACTTCATTTGGATTAACGTTAAATCCTAAGTGATCTAGCGCAGCCTTCACTGCTTTTCCAATATTATTTAAAGTGCTAAAACCAAGAGCCGTTGAAAATGCTGCATGCACAGCTTTTCCAAAAGGAGTTTGCCTTTCTCTTGTTGCCTGCCTTATTTGATTTAATTTTCCATAAAAGTTTCTTCTTTCTTCCTGATCCATTTGGCTATATGGTAGAGCTGTTTTCTCTGTTTCTGTTACAACTTCAAAACCCCTAGCTCCTTTAGGAACATTATGGACAACATCCGTTTCTCCATAAACTTGTTTGTTTACTTCTCTCTCATTATAGGAAGGATTAAAATTGGCAGTGTTAGCTGCTATCGCGGCGTTAAGGCCTTCTTGGGTTCCTTGAGGATCATCTAGAGCTTGTGGCGCTCCATAAACTTGCCTGTTTACAGCATCTGGATCGTAGGCTGGAGAGTCGTCAGAATAATCAGTGTTAGATGGATCATCAAACATTCCTGCTGCTTCTAATGCATTTCTTACAGCATCTGTATCCATATCATGCGCTTCAAGAGCTGGTGATCCAGGCTGAGCTTGTGGGCCACCAATAGTACCTACACCACCGCTTAAGTCCTGAACGCCTAAAGCTCTAGCAATAGCAGACCTAAAACCGGCTATTGACATGTCTGAACTAGATGCTCCTGGACTTGCTCCTATCATTCCCCCGCTTGCGCTTTCGGTTCCTTGTTGATCAGGTCCTTGCGCTAAACCGCTAGCATCACCCTGTCCTGGGCCAGCTCCAACTTCCATATCAGTACCCCTTAGAGGGTTTTTTCTTTACTTTTTTTCCGGTTGATTTAGCGTAGACTTTAGCTTTTTTCATACCAGATTTAGTGTAGGGAAATTTTTTAGTTCCGACTTTAGGCATATTAATTTAGAAGCTCTGGCTTCTCCTCCATACTTTCGTTTAGTTTATCAATAATAGATTCAACATCTACAGCCTTCTTAACTTCTACTGTAGTCTTTTTAGTTTCAGTTTTATCTACTTCCTGTTTGGAATAAGTGGAACGATAGTTAAACTTGTTGACCATCATAAAGGCATACAGAGAGGTATTAAAAGATTTGTTCTCTAGATTGTCTCTGCCTACCTGAATCCAGTGAGCTTCCGAAGCCTGTATACCTAACTCAACAGTACGCTGGAAATCTCCTTTCCTTTCGTCCTTGAGCCACCTGTAGAACGTAGCTTTATGAATGCCAAGGAACCTGCACACCTCAACAACGGTAGCGCCTCCGGCAAACATTTCAATAACCTTTTTCTTGTTGTGGGTGTTCCATACACTGTTGTGTACGACAGAGCCGCCCCTACGCTTTACAGGATTTACTGCCATATTATTATTACCTGCTTCGCTGAGAACTGGCTGAAGCTGCGTTAGCCCTCACTTTTGCTTTACCAGCTTTGTATTTTGCGTAAGATGTAGTTCCATGCTCTTTCATTCTTTGACCTTTGGGCATGCTATTCCAGGCAGCCTCACGCATTACAGAAGAGTTCTTCTTTTTGGGACCGCCTGAGCCACCTGTAATATTCTTTGCATCTACAGCTCCGCCTTTGCCTCTTGCGCCCTTAGACCTTTGCCCTAAAGACGCAGATCTCTGACCTTTACTTCTGTTGCCTTTAGCTGCACTTCGGTTTCCCGATCTCATTCCTGCCATTTTATATTCTCCATAGTTTAAAGGTGGGGCCGTGTCAGCAGAAGGGAGAAGAACCCTCTATCGAGGGGAGAGATGTGCCGACACGTGCCCCGAATTCATACTACCATTATACCATATTAAGGGGTTTTCGTGTCTCACTTTTTAAAGATATCAATTATTTAGCAAATATTTAAGCATTTCTACACAACATTCTGCTAAACGCAACTAGATATAGACATAGATAAAGAGACAGATAAAGATATATTAATATTATATATATATTATATATATTATATAGAAGTATTAATATATATATTATAATAAGGGAACCCCTTACCTGTGGATAACTTTCCAATTCTCCTATATAATCATAGATTTAACCTAATATTTACCTGTGGATAAGTCTGTGGATAACTTCTGTATAAAAAATATACCCCCAAAAAAATTTTGGAACCCTATATTTGGCCGCTAAGCCAACGGTTATTCCATTACCTATATACCAAAACACCCTATATAGAGATACACCAGACATATTCTTAGTAAAACGCTAATGTGTTGTTAGTGTTCTTTTTTTATTTATATGTATGGGGGTGCGGATCAGGATTCCCAGGCCTGGATCGCCCTCGGACGCCCGCCGGAGTACCTTTCAAAACATAACCTTTTAATTTTTAAGGTTACTTTCTGGGCCGTAGGACTATATTAGTCGTTTCTTATTGAGCAGAAAAGTTGGGCGGACTTGCATTTTCTGGTGGTTGTGCTAAAGTGTAGTCACTGGCTGAGGCGACGGGCTGAAGCCACAATAAGGAGTCGCGCTTATGTTTATTACCATGAGCGACGGGACTCGCTACGAAGTACCGGCAGAGTGTACGGTTGTTCGGAGTGCTGACGGCGGTAAGATCGGCACCCAAGCGATTGGACGGATTGCAGGTACGAAGGCAGAACGACAGGTATGCAAGGCGAAACGCGACACGCGCAAGCCTAGCCACAGACTGCCTCGCCTTCAGGACAGCGAGATGAACCGTCGGATACGCATCTGGATGCGTGAAGCCAGAAAGACTGGTTGACATTGTGCCCCTTCGGGGGCATAATCTCAAAGAGTCTACTGCGAGCGGGTTGAACGCTCAGGTCGGGTTGGGACGACTATAAGACTGTGCCCTTCCAAGTTGTACTAAACTCATGCGCCTTGTGTTACTTGTGCTCAGGGTCTTAGCGGGAGTAGGTTTCGGGAGTTATCGCCCGATACGGTCAGGGGTTCGCCCCGTAAGTACGCGCCTACGCGATCACTAGGGAGTGATTAAACGTCTAGACTGGTTCTGCTGAGCGAATGGTAGCGCACCGGGGAACCGGGGTTGGACTGGGGCGACTTGTGGCTGGTCAGAAAAACTAGTATTGCCGGTGGTTAACGCTAGGGACGGGGTCAGCAATGCAGGCACTTCAGGTGTAGGGGCGTGGGAGTTAAGGATAGTTGGGCACCAGACCCTCCAAGCCTGATAGGGAGACTGTTTGAGGGATTACATCCGTAGTCCGTAACTTAAACAGAGGAACTGTAACGATGGAAATCATCAAAGATGGCAAGACTCTCGCTACGGCGATCAAACGTGCTGTAAAAGCGATCATGACTATGCAGGATCGTGTGCATGAGTTGGCAGTCAGTTCGATGTATCACTACTGGCTTCACGGCGATAGCACGTATCTGACCAATCTTGGGTCTGGTATCACCAAATGTAACGGTGTAAACAAGCAGAAGTTTATCGGGTATGTTTCCGAGACTTGTGGCCTTAACTGGGACGTTAAGAATAATCGCTTCAAGAAGGCGAAGAATTCTACGTTCACTAAGGACAGCGGTCAGGAGGAATTCCCGATTGACCAACTTGAGGCTCAGCGTTGGTATGAGTTTGAGTTAGACTCAGAGATGCCTTCGTGGATGCTCAAGAAGGCGCTCCGTCAGTTGAACACTCAGATAGCCAGTCATAGCGATGAGGCTAAGAGTCAGATTGAGGATGCCTATGACGAGTTTGTAGCGCTCGAATCCACCATGAAGGATGTGGGTCTTGGTGCAAGTCAGGAATCTTTCTCTGACGATACTCCAGATTGGTTGCATAAAGCAGCCTGAGTTGCGGGTTACCCTAGCGATAGGGTAATCCCTCAAGCAGTCAGCCAATGCAGGAGAGATCATGTACGATAATCGGAACTGGAAAGAATATCCTTTTGATTCTAGAGATGTAAGCAGTATTGTGTCGATGCTGATTCGTATTTGCCCTGATCTTGACGCCTTGAGAAAGGTCAAGAGAGGGTTGGATAGTTACTTGTCTGTCTACGAGAAAGATGAGTCGTCCTGAGTATGACTAGAGTTAAACTACTCCGCCTAGGTACGGCGATAAACTGCCAACTACCCAGATGCTTGTGGAACCGTGGGTGAAGGGTCGATTTACCCGTCAGATGTGCAACGGTTCACCGAATTCCGGTAAGGGGATGATGTTGGCCCCAGTGAATCCACCCTGAGTCATGGTGGTAAAATGAACTGACTTCGGGGTATTTGATGGCCGTATAGGGATACCCTGCACTTATCGGCTAATTTAGGGGTGGCATGAGTCTGGTAGTGTAAGTTCTGTAGGTTATCGAATAGTATCGTAGCCGATAATGGCGAACTACATCGTCATACAAAATATTCGATTGAATCTACAGCGTCTCGTCATGTCATAGGGTGTCAGCGTCCATATGTGGCGACCATTGTTTACCCTTGTGCGACGGCACTGCTCCTACAGTCCTGAGTATGACTGTCAATAACTGCTCACCGATTTCTTCAGTGCGTACCAGTAAACAGTATGCCAAGAGTATTGGGTAGTCGATTCCCCCACTTCTGGTGACCGTCGAGCCTGTAATCGTCGGGGTTCTGTGATCCGAGGGATAAAAACTGAGGTATGGCCGAATGGATACGCACTATACCGTCCTGAGTATGACGGACATTTAGGTCAGGGTTGCAGGTGGCAAGGACGCACACCAAGTTGACGGCTCACGATGAATGTAAAACTGCTCACCTGGGGTATTGCGGGGATGGCTGGGTGAGTGAACAACATAGCCTACCCACTAGGATGGTATAGGGTCATGTCTTAACGGCTCGTGACGGTGCTTACAGAGCGTCTCATGGGCATAAACTTAGGAGGTGTACAATGTTTGTAGATATTGTGTTGTTCTTGGCCTACTTTGTGGGCTTTGGTGCATTGGTATTTGGTCAGTATAAACTTATGAAACTGTGGAGATAATGATGACTGATGAGCGTAAAATTGGCTCTTATGTTGTGCCGGAGGGGTGGCGTGTATCACGTAAACCAGTAAATAAAACATGGAGAATTGTAAGGTACTTTCCATCACCCCCAAAGAAAGAGGAAAAATAATTTATGAAATGGACTGATAAAGAACGCGCCCTCAATACACAAGTCGAGATCAGGGATGGAGAGGGTTGGTACAAGGGTAGGTACATGATAGTTCGTATCAATCCTGATGGTTCGGAGGTTGAGATGGTGCATTGCGCTGACAAGAAGAATGCATTGTGCTATAAGAATCATCTTCTCTCTAAGATGCAGTCTGATTTGTATGGATATCTTGCTCGCAATATGGGCAAAGGAGTTAGACCAGTTAGATGAATATCTTTTTCTTACATACTGACCCTGCTGTATCTGCTGTGTGTCAGGTCAACAAGCACGTAGTTAAGATGCCGTTGGAGACTGCACAGATATTGTGCACAGCGCATAGGCACTTGGATGGTGACGGCTACGCAGATCAGCACGATTTGTACAAGGTTGCACACCTTAATCACCCCTCTACAGTGTGGGCACGGTCCTCAAAATCACACTATGAGTGGTTAATTTCCCACTTTGAGGCGCTACTTGCTGAGAAATTGCGCCGATATCCGCACAGACCACCGCATAAATCAGGTGAATTGCTTGACGCACTGCGTAAAGTACCAGATAATATGCCTGATGACGGCTTTATCCCGCCCCCTCAGTGTATGCCTGACGAGTACAAGCACAGTGATACGGTCAAAGCGTACAGAAATTACTACTGTGGTGGCAAAGCACACATTGCATCTTGGAAGTGGCCTTCGATCAGGCCTGACTGGTTCAAGGTGCAGATATAGAATGATGTAACCTAGGTGTTGTGGTACTACCCTACATGGTATTGGGGGTTACTGTTCAAAAACCCCTGTATTTATAGGCTCATTTTATTGGTAAACAGGTGGTTTGTCCGTATAAAATTCCGTGATTCCCACGGATAGGTAACGCACCAACCTTATGGTGCAGATGGAGGGCTGTAATGGTATTCCATTTTAATGGTAAGTTGTATGATGGTGAAGAAGAAGGTGAACTTAGAGAAGCCTTTGAGCATATGAGGCGTGGTAGAGAGGGTAGAAGTATCTCTAAACCTAAGCCATCCGTAACTCATCCACGTTGTCGCTTTAAGGATGGGTGTGTTGAGATTCTTATGAGCGATGAGGAGATGGAGCAGGCTTATAATGATATAGGTAAAACCTGGGAGGACATCAAGAATGAATGCGTATGATGATGAAGATATTGTCATCTCATTTGATGACCTTATAGGTAGTGCTATGCCAGTAAAAGAGATGCATGATGGGAAAGAGGTTACTGTCTATCGACTAGGCCCCGATGACGCTAGCCCCCACATATCATGCAACGTAGCGAAGGATAAGTGTGCTTCATTGCTTGTCATCGCATCCTATGGGCCTTCACTTTCAATACACTGAGGATAATATTATGTCTGAAGTTACTATCACACCTAGTCAGATACCAGAAATTCTAAGGGTTGCGACTAGCCTTGGTATATCAACCCTGTTTACTAGCGAGCCAGGCATTGGTAAGACTGAGATTGTAACCAAGTACGGCAATGATGAGTACGGAGCAACAAAAGATGTTAGGTCATCTCAACTTGATCCAGTAGACTTGAGCGGTGTGCCTACAGTACGCGATGGGTTTACTTATTTTGCTACGCCTGCTCTGTTACCTAACGTAGAACGTGATGGTGAACAAGGTTTGTTCATTCTTGATGAGTTCGGTGACGGATCACAGGCAACAATCGTAGCAACACAGCAGTTGATTCTTGAGAAAAGGGTGGGAAGTTATGTGTTCCCAGAGGGTTGGCATATTGTAGCCATGATGAACAAGAAGGAGCACGGCGGGGTTAACCGAGGGCTTCCTTACCCACTGCAAAATAGGTTCATGCATTGCATGGTTGTGTTGGATGTTCCTGAGTTGTTGACTCACTTCACTTCTAAGGGGGTTGATTCAATTGTAACCTCCTTCCTTAAACAGCATGGTAATCTTGCACATAAGAGACCTGATAAGGGTGGATCATGGGCTTACCCAACGCCTAGAACATGGGAGAAGTTAGCACAAGTTAGAGGAACTAATCCATCTAGTTCTATCAAGCGCCAGCTTTACTCTGCATTGGTGGGAGAGGGTGCTGCTGCTGAGTTCATGAGTCATGAGGAGGTAGCAGATCAGGTGCCTGATCCAGAACAGGTAATCAAAGACCCTAAGAAAGCAATGCTTCCTGAGAATCCTAGTGCTCAGTATGCTATCGCTTACTCTCTTGCGTACTGGATGAAGCCTGATAACATGAAGAACATCATGGCTTATCTTGATAGGTTACCTGCTGAGTATGCTGTAACAAGTGTGACTGAGGCCAGGAAGATTACTCCTGAGATTGAGGAAGCACCTGAGTTTGTAGAGTGGGCAGTCAAAAACCTTGATGTATTAGGTGTGGCTTAATTAAAAGGAGATCATTATGTCTTTATCTAAGAAGGGTATGTTGTTAAGTGTGTCAATGTCTATACCTTCAGGGCGCAAGGTTGACAGAGGCATATCGGAGAAGGTTGCGAGTGATTACAACGTGAAGGGGGGTAGTCGTGACTCTGGTAACTTTAATAAGATAACAATCTCATCTAAATATCTTCAGCCTTTTAGAAATATTAAATCTAATATGGTTGAGTCACCAAGTTCAACGATTAAAACTATGACGTTGCCTTGGTTGCATGAGAGTGGTGGTGTATTCATACTACCTAACAAGAAACTCCTTGATTTTGCAGGGATTTGGCGTAAGCAGAAATCTTTGTGGGATTCTGAGATACAATCGCTGAAGGATGGCAAGTATCAGGAGGCTCTTGATGAGGCAGAGGTAAGGCTCAACAAGAAAGGTGGTATGTTTAATCGTGCGGACTATCTAACAGTTGATGAGTTCACTGACAGGTTCAAGATGGATCAGTATCTCAGGCCTATACCAGAGGAACAGAACCTGGACTTGCGGGCTTCAGTTGGTGAACTTGAGGCTGAACGTATACGCAAAGAGGTATATGATAGCGTTGCCAAGAGCATGGAAAAGATGAAGGAACTTCTAACATCCAGGATTAGTAGTGAGATGCACAGTCTTAAACATATACTTTCATCTGATAGGGTGACAGTATATGAGAGCAGGATGGAAGGTCTTAGAAATCTAATCGACTCACTAAGCGGGTTGAATTTTACTGATGACTATTTTCTAAGAGAATTAGAGAAGTATATGAAAGAAAATCTGTACCTCTATGCTCATGATCTTAGAGGCAATGAAACAAAACAGAAGGAGGCTTATCGACACATCAATAAAGTGATAGGTTATATTTGTAGCGAAGAAACCTTTGAACAAACGATGTCTAAACTGGACGGAACATATGGATATTGAACGCAAGTTACAGATAGCAAGAGCGCAATGCTTGATGGACTTCCCTTT